ATGTGTACCTCCGATGGTTATTTAGTCCGTATAGAACCGAAGGTTGGATTACTTTTTTTGACAATAAATGGTTGTGCACCTCTTTCTAACTTAATAATCGGTACTATCTCTGCAGTGTTGTGTATGTGTATAGAAATTTAATAGCCCTTCTCACTAGGAGAAGGGCATGGTGTTAGGTCTTGGACGGCTTGCTGGGTGGCAGAGCCTTGGATTCGGAGATGAGCTTATCGAGTTCGATTTCCTTTAGCTCTAGGTCAGCTAAGAACTCTTTTTCGTAGACGCCTACGGCTGAATCTACGATGTTACCAGTGCGAGCGTATGCACTGGTATAAGCTGCAGTACCTGTGAACAGGTTAGTGAGCATGAGTAGTGCTGCGTTCCAGCAGGTGCGTACAGGACCGGGTTGATTGTTAAGAGCCATGATTAGTGCCTCATAGGTTGGATGTCATGATTGCCGTATAGGGCCGAAGGCCGTAGTGAGTAAGGTGGGGGTAGGTATGGTGGTGAAAGTATAAGTGAAGTAGGGGAGGGGGGAGTTTTGTGTATGTCTCGAAGAGACTGTGAGTAATGAACTCGTACCTAAATAACGAAAATCACTGAATGCGACTTGAGAATAATTCTCAACAAATTCCCTTATACAGTCGTACCTAAATAACAAATTTCCTCTAACCCGATCTAAAAAATATCACAGAGTATTTTCTGTAACCCTAAGCTTTCTATTTGCCTCTCTAAGCCGCTTTACTATCTAATCCAATACATTGTTCTATCCAAATAAAAAGCCTCTCTAAGAGGCTTCTGAGGCTTTGTTACAGGACAAGGGGTGTAGCGTCAGCGTAACCCCGCAGTCCTGTAACAAAGATTAATCAATAATACACCAGTCCTCGGCAAGTGCATCGTTCACGCTTGGCACCCAAGTGCTAACAGTGTGATCGACATTCTTGATTGCCATGTAAGGGTTGTATAACACTATTTCGCCAAAGCAGTCACGATCCGCATCAGTTTGTGCTGGATAGCTGTTCGCTAGGACCATATACACAAACATGCCCTTACCATTCCAGCCTGCCCGAGATACACGCTTACCTTGTTTCAATAAAACCAAAGCATCACCAAAGGTTAATGAGCCATTGGGGTTATAAGCGCGTTCAAATACGTCCTTGGGCGACCAACTCACATACCCTGCATACTGTTCGGTATTGGCTTGCCCTCCATCCACATATTCAACTAGATAGCCTTCATCTGAACCATCCTCATCAGTAGGTAATTCCCAGCCTCGGAAGTCATTGTACTCCTGACGATTCATAGGTTTAGCGTTAATTACTTTGGTTCCAATATAGGTCTGCATTGGTTTATTCCTTTGGATTTACTATAAGTCCCCGATAGAATAATAGACAACTAAACGATGGGGCAAGTAAATATGTCAGATTTAACAGTAGATCAGTTTAAACGAGCACTACCTGCTCAAATGAAGAAGACAGTTGATCAGGATATGGTGGATAAAATAAACCAAACCATTTCTGATCCAGAAGTACGTGAAGCTTTCCGTGAGAACTTACTTAGCTATGCCTCTGTAATGAGTATGGGTAAGTTTAAAATGGAGAACTATATTAATGCTGTGAAGTATGTCTCTTATAAGTTAATGGGGGACGATAATATTACAGCATACTCCAAAGCCTTCCCCGATAAGATCCAACGGTTTATGCAGCAAGGAGTTAGCTCTAAAGATATAGCGAGCTATGTAACGGCTTACAATAAATCCAAGTTAGTTAACCTGATTATGGAACAGACATTGGTTCCTACGTGGGTGTTAAACCAAGACCTGTATCAGAAAGCTTTGAATGTACAGGCTGAATTGATGGTTCATGCTAATAGTGAAAAGGTAAGAACCGATGCTGCTAATAGCCTTCTGAATGCCCTTAAGAGGCCGGAAACGCATAAGGTGGAATTGGATATAGGAGTGAAGGAAGACAAGAGTATAGAGGCGCTGAGAGCCGCCACAATGGAACTGGCTGCACAGCAGAGGGAGATGATACGGGCAGGGGCTTTGAATGCACAGGAAGTAGCACATACGAAAGTAATTGTGGAAGGTGAATATGAGGAGGTTAACTAATGAATAGCTTATTCAAATATTTGGTAAGAGTGGAATTAAATAAGCCTATTTATTGTGACGAAATTTTATTACATGAAAGGGTGTGCAGCAGATTATTAAACTGGCTTTATGGTGAAAGATTTAAAGAATACAAAGAGTTGGAGCTATATAAAGCTAAAGCTGAGTTCTTACATAAAGAAAAAACTAAGCTACTAAAAAAGATCGACGATCTAATTTTACTGCATAGTGAATTTGCTGGGGAAGATGTGAGATACCCATCTCAAAAAAAGAGGGGTAATCGTTAATGGATCTAACACAAGCATTAGTGCACCAGCTTTTTAATTATGACGAAACTACAGGAATATTTACCCATAAAATAAATAAGTGTAAAGCAAAGGCAGGAAGTGTTGCTGGTGGGAAACACCCCTCAACAAACGCAATTTATCTTAGGGTAAATGGGAAAAAAGAGTTAGCTCATAGAATTGCTTGGCTCTATCACTTTGGAGAATTACCAAATGGAGATATTGATCATATAAACCACGACAGGTCTGACAACCGAATAGAGAACCTACGTGTAGTTGATCACAGTATCAACATGAAAAATAAGTCAAAGTATAAAAATAATAAATATGGATGTACCGGCGTATCTATGGATAAGCGTGTTGGTAGATATAGGGCTTATCTTTCTGAAGACGGTAAACAAACGGGGCTTGGGTATTACGAAAATTATGAAGACGCTGTTAATGCTCGTTTAGCTGCTATCAAAACTAGGGAGGCATTTCATGCAAATCATGGAAAATGAAGCCAAGTCCGTTGAAGATTATCTTCGTAATGTAGACTACTCTATCGACCCTAACTATGTACCATCCGAATTTGCACTAGAGTTTGTTACGTTTATTAAAATGGTAAACGGAGCTGAGGGCGAAGAGAACAAGACCCCAGTACTGCACTATAAAATGTTGGATACCTTGGCTTATGGTGGATCAAGAATTGCTAATATGGTGCACCGAGGGGCGGCTAAAACTACAGTATTTGCTGAGTACTTGTTCTTGTATTTAGCGGTCTATGGATCATTGCCAAATATGGGAAATGTAAACCTAGCAATTTATGTTTCAGACTCGGTTGAGAACGGGGTAAAGAACCTTAGAAAGAACTTAGAGCATCGCTGGGAAAATTCTGATTTCCTAAAGCAATACGTACCTGAAGCCAAGTTTACCGATATACGCTGGGAGTTTAAGAATAAAGCAGGTAAGCGATTGATTATAAAGGGGTTCGGCGCTAAGACCGGCGTAAGGGGCGTCAAAGAAATGGGCCAACGACCGACACTAGCAGTACTGGATGACCTTGTTTCAGATGAAGACGCCCGTTCTGCAACTGTGATCGCAAGCATTGAGGATACAATCTACAAAGCGGTTACGTATGCACTTCACCCCAAGAACAACAAAATTATCTGGTCAGGTACCCCGTTTAACGCACGAGACCCACTATATAAAGCAATTGAATCGGGTGCTTGGGATGCAAACGTATATCCAGTTTGTGAGCAATTTCCATGTGAAGAATCCGAGTTTAAAGGTAGCTGGGCAGACCGTTTTACGTACCAATATGTCAAAGACCAGTACAACAGTGCAGCAATGCTGGGTAAGGTGGATACCTTCAACCAAGAACTGATGCTCAGGATTATGAGTGATGAAGATAGGCTGATCATGGATGAAGATATCCAATGGTACAGCAGAGCGCAGTTACTTAAGAACAAGCACCGATTTAACTTCTATATCACAACCGACTTTGCTACGTCTGAGAAAGCCAGTGGGGACTTTTCAGTAATCTCAGTGTGGGCGTACAACAATAATGGGGACTGGTTCTGGGTAGATGGGGTATGTGAACGTCAGTTGATGGACAAGAATATCAATGACCTGTTTAGGCTGGCTCAGGAGTACAGACCCCAGAGTGTAGGGATAGAAGTGACAGGACAGCAAGGAGGTTTTATTCAGTGGATTCAGGGAGAGATGTTAGAACGTAATATCTACTTCCCCTTGGCTTCAGATAACAACAGTAATCGTCCAGGGATACGCCCTAACACCAATAAGATGGTGAGATTTAATACTGTTGTTCCTTGGTTTAAGGCCCATAAGATTTTCTTTCCTGTAGAGATGAAGAAATCCAAGATTATGATTGAAGCGATGGATGAACTAACCTTGGCTTCACCAGGTGGATTCAAGTCTAAAAAAGACGACTTCTTGGATACTATTTCTATGCTAAGTAGTTTAAAACCATGGAAACCAACAGAAGTTGGTGATGGCAGTTATAACGCAGATAATGGAATGTGGGAATTGGATATTGAAGAAGATGAAACGTCTAATTTAGAGTCGTATATTGTTTAAACTTCAGCTAACATGTTGACAACTAATCTTAGTTTGCGGAGTCATCATGTTATTAAGTGAAGTTTTTGACCACCTCACTTATGGGGAATTGGCTCAAATTAATATCGGAGGTAGTGATACTCAAGGCATTACTTCCGATCATTACCCGCAAGTTGTTCCCCATATTAATCTTGCTTTAACCGCTTTACATAAACGCTTTCCACTTCGTATTCAGGAAATCATTGTTCAACAGTGTGATTGGATTCAGACTTACATATTGGATGTGCGGTATGCTGAAACCAATAAAGCATCTACAGAACCTGTTAAGTATTTAATAGATTCGCCTCTGTTTCCATTTAAGAATAACGTGCTTAAGATTGAGCAAGTATTTTCTGAGTTTGGTGAAGAGCGTCCTATTAATGATGAGAACAGTACATTCTCTGTTTTCACACCAACCTTCAATAGCATACTGGTTCCATATAATGATGAAGCAAATGCTTTCTCAGTTGTATATAGAGCCAATCATGAGAAAATAGTTGTTGATGCTGGCTTTGATCCAACTGCTATTGATTTGGTTATTCCTGATGGATTACTTGAACCTTTACTGTATTACGTGGTGAGTCGCGTATTGAGCGGTATGGGCGGTGATGTTTATCAGAACGAAAGCCAATTGTTTATGCAGCGATATGAAAAAGCGTGCATGGAATTGGAGCATTACGGGCTTACCAATAAACAAAACATCAGTAACCATAAATTAGAGATGGGTGGATGGGTATGAATATTACTCAGCATCGAGCCAGTACTGGCTTAGTCGAGAAGTATATAGGTACCGCTTACGATAATGTAAAGCGTGTATCAGAAGAGTTAGAAGCCATTATTAACGTATCAGATGCGTTGATTAAAGATGTTGATTTTGAAGTATTAGCCAATGTACTAATTAACATTAAAGACAATGCAGAGGATCTTGCAGCACTTGCTCAGGCTGACTTGATTGCTATTTCAGATGACCTTAATAAAGGTAATTTCCTGGGCAACCGTAAGATTGATATTAATCTTGCCTTGAACATTAAGGGTATTACTGAAGAGCTAATCAGGGATGATCCTAACGCTGCGGAAGCACTTTGGACTAACCCAACCAATACAGTATTTTACGATAAAGCTGTTGTGACATTTGTCGATGGCGAGGTTGTTGATTTTCCCTTCATGTTTGATGAAAACCCGGTTTTCATCTCAACGCATGGCGACCTGCTTGCGCAGTTTAACCGGTATGACAATCAGACTGCCGTTGCTCAGGAAATCCTGATCAATAACATTGTAGCCGTAAACGGGTACACGTATCGCGTAACGATCAACGGTATTGCCTTTGACTACATTGCAGATGCTGATGCGACCGTACCTGAGATTGTCTCTGCTTTGGTTCAGTCGATCAATGTAACTGAAGCCAATGGTTCGGTTCCAGTAACAGCAGTGGATCAGGTAACGTCCCTGAAGCTGGTGGCTGACGTACCCGGTGATGAATTTATTGCCTACGGTAATGGCAATATGAAATTCAGCACGTTGGTGCAAAACGTAGAGGGCGGGGCTGTTGAAAACCCGGTATTAGCCAAGCTAGAAAACACTGGGATGATCGGTATCGCTGCGGATGTAGTCGGTGAGATTGTCCGGTTCTACGACATAATTGGTAAAAACAGTAACCTAGAGCGTATACAGTTACACGCCGTTAGTGGCAATTACATTTATCAGAATCTGGATCTGTTCTGGGCTAAAACTACGTCTTCCTTACAGACATTGGCGATGCGTGCCGGTGACATTATCAAACTGGGTAATGAGCTGGATAACATCATCATACTGGCAACCAGCATTGAAGAAGTGCTCGAAGTCCAAGCACGTATTCCACAGTTGGTTGATACCTTCCAAGAAGATGGAACACCTAACGGTAACGTTACCATCTACAACAAGCTGTTTGAACTAGATACTTTGTATCAGAGTCTGACCAGTCTGTTGGTTCTGTTTGAAGATATGAAGTCTGGTGGTAATAACTACATTCAAAGCGTAGGTAGTGACCTTCAGACAACAGGTTATACAGCCAGTGTTGGTACTGATCTTCAAGATGTGAACAGTAAAGTTATTGAGGTAGGTACAGATTTCCAAACCAATAACTACACCACAATAGTAGGTACTGACCTACAGGATCTGGCTAGTAAGATTATTGAAGTAGGTACTGATCTCCAGACAACCGGATATACCACATCTGTCGCTACAGATTTACAATCTGTAGACAGTAAAGTTGTAACATTAGGGACGGATTTCCAAACCAGTAACTTCACATCTACTGTTGGTACCGATCTGCAAGATGCAGAGAGTAAGATCATTGAAGTAGGTACAGATATCCAGACAACTGGGTATACGACTTCTGTGGCTACAGATCTTCAGGATGCAAACAGTAAGATTATTGAGGTTGGTTCTGACTTCCAAACCAATAACTATACATCAACTGTAGGTGCAGACTTACAGGATCTTACCAGCAAAATTACTGAAACAGCTACTGACTTACAGGCTGTAGATTCAAAAATCAAAGAAGTAGCAAATAATCTTCAAACTACGGATACCATTGGCACAGTTGCTACTAATATTGCTGATGTGAATACTACTGCGAATAATATCGCTGATGTAAACACCGTCTCTACTAGTATCTCTGATGTAAGTAATGTTTCTACTAATATTACTAATGTAAATACAGTAGCTAACAGTCACACTAGTATAAACACTGTTTCAGCAAGTATTACTGATGTAAATACAGTAGCTACCAATATTTCTGATGTAAACACTGTTTCAGCAAATATTGTCGATGTTCAGAACGCAGAAGAGAATGCTAATACCGCTATTCAGAAAGCACTCGAAGCTTCTAACAGTGCGGATGCAGCTCTGCAATCTGAAAACAATGCTGCAGTCAGCGCACAGGATGCGGCTACCAAAGCAGCAGAGATCAAGAACGTATCGGTTGGCTCTACTATTACAGGGGCAGCAGGTACTAATGCCGCTGTTATTTATAACCCGGCTTCAGGGGAGTTCACCTTTGTAGTTCCACAGGGTATCAAGGGCGACCGTGGTGATGCGTTTGAGGTTAACTCTGTCGGTAACTTGGCTGAACGTACCTTGTATGATACACGCACCAAGGGCTTCTCATTCCTGGCTATAGATGAAGCCACTATTTACTTCAAGCTGTCAGATACTTCAGGTGATTGGTCACTGGGGGCACCCTTCGGTAAAGGGGATAAGGGAGATAAAGGTGATACCGGCAATGGTATTGCTACCATTGGTTTTACTGGTACAACTGATCCATCGGGTAATCCCGGCCAGAATGGTGCAACAGATACCTACACGATTAGTTACACGGATGGCACGTCTACTACCTTCCCTGTGTATAACGGCTTGGACAGTGCAGTATTAAGCGTTGCAGGACGTACAGGTGATGTGACGTTAACCAAAACAGATGTGGGTTTAAGTAATGTAGACAACACGTCTGATTTGGATAAACCCATCAGTAATGCCACACAAGTCGCATTAAACTCGCTTACTAAAGCTGATGTTGGTTTGGGCAATGTCGATAACACATCGGATTTAAACAAGCCGATTAGTAATGCAACTCAAGCTGCACTAAACTCGCTTACTAAATCCAGTGTCGGCTTAGAAAATGTAGATAATACCTCTGACCTAAATAAACCAATTAGTTTTGCTACACAGTCTGTATTGGATTTAAAAGCCAACAGTGCTGATGTATATTCTCAAACAGAAATTGATAATGCTTTAGCTACTAAAGCAAACTCTTCCGATTTAACTGCAACAGCTCAACAGCAAGCTGTTGCAATGGCTATCGTATTTGGAGCGTAAAATATGGCTTTTAATTACTCAAAAGTTGTTGGTAACGATACAGCACAAGATGTTGTAATTAACAGTTCTAATACTGAATCTGTTGTTCATAACCTAGTTGCCTATAACACAACAGGCGGGGCTTTGTCGTTCAGTCTGTTAATTGATGGTACTGAAATCATTAATGAAAGTGTTGATGCAAATGGGTCATATCGCTTGCCTGATAAGATTAACGTACCTGCTACGTCAACATTATCCATTAATGCACCAACAGGTGTATCTGTAACCGTTTCATACTTACAGCAGGCTATTGATACAAATGCAGCACTGACAGTTATTCAGCAGGCCGCTATAGATGCTGGTGATCTGGCACAAAGTTGGGCAACCACTGTTGATGCTACTGTGAATGGGACTGAATACTCGGCTAAAGAGTATGCCTCTGGTTCGACCGTACCAACGGGTTCATCGAAAGAGTGGGCCACAACGCCTAAGAACACCTCGGTGGATGGTATTGAATATTCGGCCAAACACTATGCAGAAGTGGCTCAGGATCATGTGGCGACGCTTCCTGCTGGAACTATTAACGACACTATTACAACTACTACGGATACTTGGTCTAGCAATAAGATTCAAGCTGAGCTGGATCAAACTACTGGGATTGATGACACAGTAACAGCACCTGATAGCACATGGTCTTCCAATAAAAT